TCGTGGCGGTGTGGGTGGCAGTTGGCGTACTGATTTTAAGGAACTGGTCATCGACAGCTGCGGCCCCGATGGCCATCGTATTTGTCCCACCATCGATAGTCAGGAAGTTCGCCACATCATTTGTTTCAAACTTTACGTCCAGATTTGCCCCGGATTCATTCCACACAAGTCCTTGTGAGCCTACCGAGAGTACCTCCACGAGCGACGCACCCACCATCGTGTTAAAAACAAACTCGCTTGCTTCAGAGGAATGCGTCACGTTATTTTGCACAACTTCCAAAGAGGCTACTTCGTCTTGGTTATTGCTGGCGTCGGACATCTTAAAAGAGAAGCCAATCCCCTGTCCAACGCCGGGAGTCCCCGAAGAGGGGTCCCACTCAAAAATAGCAACGTCCTGTACGCTCGTAGCTGCCGATGTAGTAATCTTCCACGTCTTTAAAGCAACTGACGTTTGCGCTCTCCCCAAAGCCATGATGCCATCGGCTGACGTATAATCGACGTTAGCCTCATCAATATTGGTGCCCTCAAGGAAGCTTAAAATGTTGTTTATATAATCTCGTACGGGTTCAGCGTCGAGCGGATCACCCGGATCTGGTAAACTCTTAGATGGCCTTGTTACAGTAGCGATGGTATTTCTCCTTATTCTACGACTTCAAATTCGACTTGATAACCGACAATGTTAATGGGCTGATCTCCCTCCCACTCACACTGTATTACTTCCGCCTCTCGGTTAACGAAGAAGTTGTCAATGTTTGCACCACCCGTATTCCAGCTATTGGTGGCGTCCCAAGTTTCACCTGTGTCCCAAGTTAGATTCTGGAAAGAAACTGACTTTGTTCGCGCAGAACTCTTCCCCTCATCTCTAATGACCGTAAGAGATCCACCCTGCTGTCCAAGACGTTGCGAATACAGTGTCCTAATTCGGATAATGTTCTTGGTCTTACCCGGCATCCCAAGGTCATTGGGATTTGTTTTTATCCGCCACTGCGTTCCCGTCCCTGCATCGCTCGTAGAAGAAGGATCATTAGCCTTATATACAATCCCGCTGGTACTGCCCCACCAGTCAAACTCTACATTGGATATATTGAACCGTTCGCCATACGACAGCTTGTGTGTCGGCTCATCAAAGAACACATCACCGGACTCCCAGTCCCATACTAATATAAGGTCGTGCCCGGCATCGCACGTCTCGGACGAAACAAGCGTCCTGACTTGATGATCCGACTCTCTGATGTATGACTGTGCGTATTGCAGCCTGTCTTGATTCAGGCTGTTCCATTCATCTTGAATGTCCAGAGTAACGATTTGCATCGACAAATCGGGCCTTATAACAAAAGCCCCTTCCTCTGCAACTCCAAAAACAAACTCTGGTCTCTTTATAAGAGACGACTTGGCAATGGGAGAAAAGCCCCTAATTGTCTGCTGCTCTAAAAGGCGGAATTCAATAAACCCAACGTCATATTCTATAATTCCAGCGTATAGCCCATCGCGCTTAAACACCAATACCCTACCGAAGTTATCCACAGCCCCAACAATGGCCGGGCCGTCCTCATACAGCTCATACCTGTTGTTTTCAATGAAGTTATTTATATCCGGGCTAAACACTTTGGTGTCTATGTCGCACCACCGTATGCGGGTAGGGTATTTAGTCCCCCCTTCCGTGGTGCCAAATGCAAGAAGAACCCCCCGGTGCTCAATTAAATCCTCACACGTCTGGATTGTAACGCTATCAAACGTCAGTGCAGCGGCGGCGGTTCCAGATGAGAAGTTTCCATTCCATGTCCATATTTCATCCTTGCCGTTGCATGCAATAAGAGTGTCCTTCAAGAAGGCAAAGCGATATCTGTCATCATTGCCGCCTGCCGTAAGGCTCAAGCTTCCAGTCAGCTCCTTTTGAGTAGACCCATTGTCGGTAAAAACCTTAGTCGGAGTGGCAATAACCTGCTGAAGCCCGTGCGTTTTCCATGTATTCTGCGTTAGCCCCGTAACGTAGGCTCCAGTGGAAGACGTGGTCCAAGCCGCATACCCGTTGCGGGCATCGGCAGAACCCCTCTCCGAAAGATTCATATTCTTTAGGACGGCGCAATGGAGAGGAGTCGCTCGTTCATGGGGATATCTCCATCGAGATCGCTGTCCCCGAACAGGAAAAACTGGCGAAGTCTGGATTCCGGGTTGTACTGTAGGAGTCGCCATTATTCGATCACTTCCACCGTATCTACGTGTTCAGAAAGCACTTCATATAAACAACTAACACAAAATCTCTCAGTGCCTCTGGGCGTAGGAACTTCGTGGAACACAATATAATTCCACGTAGGTCCATGCTTCGGGCATAAAACTTGAGGAGGACTCTCATTGTCGATCAGAAAACCGGGATCAGACATAGTCAACGCCCTGAACAAGGGGTCTCGTTAGCTGGTCTCGTCCAGTAGTGTGATCAGAAAGGACTCTAATTCTGTTGGGCTGACGCATACCCGTAGCCGCCTTGTATCTTCGCAGCCCCTCAGTATACAGCCGTGTCATTTGCCCTGCATGCTGCATTTTACCCATTGAAGGCATGCACTCTGCCGCCGCGCCCCAGACAAGGACGTTATGGAATTCATCAGTGATTTCGGGCCAATCTTCGTCATTAACAAGATCTGGCTTCCGCATGATGGCACGAATGGTATACGCCCTGTTGGCAGTAGGCTGTGGCCAGAACTCATACCATAGATACGTTGGAGAGCCAAACCAGACAGGGATGGTAGCAAAGGTTGTCCCAGATGTAACCCCCGAAAGAGTCAGGTATCCAGTCCACGCAGTCCCAGATGCTGAGACCTTTGTGACTCGCTCTAAGCGCGAGGCATCATACGTGTTCGTACTGTTGACATTAGAGGTTCCATTGAGCTGGATCTTTTCGGTGACCAGAACGCCTGAAACTTCACCCGTGACTCGAACATTAAAGTTTGCCCCAGCGTCAGAAGCAGAAGACGACTTAATGCGAACATTCTCGGCTGAAGACGGCTGAACTTGGACTCCGAATTCGCCCATGGGATACGCCTTGTCGGGGTCTCCCGTTGTAGTTGTGCCGGGATGGAGGACGTCAAACTCCCGGGCAGATATATCATAGACGCGCTTAAGGTTAGTAGCATCATCTATGTTAAGAACCTGCTTGACAAGCAGGGGCAATCCCCCCTGTCTTGTATTGGCAGGCAGTGTATACGAAAACTCACGACGCTCTTGATCTGCATCTACCGTATTTAATAAGTGTCGGTAGACTCGATTGAGTGCCGCCTTGACCATAGTCTCGAAGTCGTCGCCCGCATCGGCACCCGACAAATCGAGGACTTGATCGACCATTTCCTGAAAATACATGAGCCGCTCCCATCGGAGAGCCCATCCAACCCAAGCGCATACTAAGCCTACTTAGCCTGCTTTTTAGGTTTGGACTCTCCGCTTTCCTGTATCTCGTCTTCGGCCATTTCGATCATGGCCTTGCGTTGTAGAGGGTCAAGACCTTGGAGATACGAGCGAGCATCTTCTTCGGGGGCTTTGTTAGCCGCCGAACCCGATTTCATATCCTTAAAGGTATCCGCAAGGACCCCAAGCAGGTCCTTTTGACTCTCCTTGACTTTGTTGTCAGCACTATCCTGAAGACGTTGACGAAGCTCAGGGCCATCTGTTTTAGTTATCGAAGAACAACGGAAATCAAAGGCTGCATAACGAGGCAAGGCCCTGCCCGTGGCATCTTCTCTACTGTCTGCATCTACGCCCGTCAACACGTTACCATCTTCCGTAATAGCGACCTCGCCGCGACGGTTCCCCGAAAAATCAATTATACATCCATCGTCTTCCGTAATCCCCATGCGATCACTGGCCGTTACCTGCTCACTCCACAATGCTCCGTGCTGCGTGTCAGACAGCAAAGGATTTGTGGATTCGTACTTAACGTACCAGACGTGATCCGCGAGGTGCTTAGGAAGTTCGACAGAACCGTCCTCTGCCGCTTCAACCAAGCCTCTGATTTCGTCTCTGATATTTAGTACTTCGGACATACCTTCTCCTTATTTAGGGCACTGAGTACCCTGAGATGTTCACCTGACAATCTGCTGAACTACTTGCGATCTTCCCAGACACAGCTGCTCCGGGAGTTCCAACCACATTAAGGCCCCCAAAATGAAACTTAAGGCCCTCAACGCTTATATCTACCTTGCTCTCAAATACAACCGTAGTCCCAGCACTACCACCCAGAATCTGGACAATAGAATCGGCGTCTACGTGACCCGATAGTGCCGTAACAATGTGCGTCCTATCGGGACTTCCGTTTGAACCAGCAGCAGCGGCATGAGTGGCCGTAGCCCCCGAATCTGTCCCTGCTGCCGTCTCACTAAATTCGGTTCCAATATGCATCTTACTCACCTCTCATCCAGATTAGCTCCGCACCAGTCATAGTTTCCAAGTTAATATGCGGATTCCTTATGTAAGTACTAAAAAACTCAGCAA